ACCTTTCTCATATATGTATTCATTCAAGGCAGGATCTTCTGCACATATCTTTAGACATTTATCAAGAAAATCCATATAATTTGTCCAAAACTTACTATTACCTACGAAATAATTGCAAGTAGCAAACTCTTCTGCTGTGTATCTATAATCTTCAACTCTAGTTTCAATACCAAGTTTTGGAAATAACCTGTTACAAAAATCTATCATTCCCGGACACCAAACATCACCTTGTGTCCAAATATTTGCATATTGATGTGGTAAATCAGTAAATGGATCAATATGGTATACGTCAAATCCAGGATTCTCTAGCATCCAATCTTTGAATACCTGTGCAGGCACTCTTGTTTTCTCAAACCACAACCAAGACATAAGACCCCAATAAGCATCAGAGTCTTTGTGTTTTTCCAATAGTTTCTGCCACATTGGATATTCTCTCAAATGTGGCTGTGCGTTAATCGTATTGTCGTATATTATGAAGGCAGGATCTAAATGTGGTACTTGTTCTTGTTTGTAATATGCTTGGTATATCTGTAAATTCATTTTACCATATCTTCTACAATTTGTCTAATATCATATCGTGGTTTATAACCCAATGACTTCAACCGGTCATTGTTCATCCACATGGATTTAACTTGCACTTTCTGATGGAACATTGGAATTTCAATAGGCACCAATTTGCCTTCCCCGCCTATTAAATGTTTTGCATATCCAATAATATCTTTAAAGAATATCTTCTTACCATTACCAATGTTATAGATTGTATCAACATCACCACTTTCAATTACCAAATTGATTGCATCTGCAACATCCGATACATGAATATAATCACGGTACAAATTACCACCATCATACACATTAACATCACGGCCTGCTTTCAATTCATTAATCATATGTTGCAAGGCATTTTTCTGTGGTGATGCCTTCGTGTCGCCTTGGCCTGCCACATTGGCCAATCTAAGAATTCTATATCTTATATTAAATGTTTCACAATATGAAATCAATAATTGTTCGGCACACCGTTTGGTGATAGAATAGAAACCTGTTGGGTTGCAATATGATGTTTCTTTTGCAGGCATCTCAGTATCACCATACACAAACCATGAGCTGACAAAATTAAACACCATATTTTTGTGCTTACATTGTTCAAGCACCTTTATGAGGGTGGTTAAATTCGTATCAATATCAATGTATGCGTCAGTCTTAACATTGTAATTAGTTACTGTTGAAATGAAATAAACAATCTCATCAGCCTCCAATGACACCGAATAGTCATCACGATTATTCACAATCATATCAGGATTTGTTTTTACATATTCCGAACCAACAAATCCTTTACCGCCAAAAACTTGCACTTTCATAGTGATGATTTTAATTTCCCAAGGTCATAACCAGATAAAAACAATTCTACTGAATTTGTAGATTCAACTTCACCATCTTTCAATGTTTCACGGCGAAATACCAATCGATGTGTATCTGGTGGACTGGTTAATTCCATTTTCTCTAAAATTAACCTATAATCTGGACTTTCACTAATTACCGACATTTCTTTAATACCTCTTCAATATATTTAAAAATTTTATCGTTCCAAAACGGAGGACATCCCATAATAAACACATGAGATAGAGCTTTGTTTGCTAGAGGATACTTATTGTAATCATCCAAATGTTTAAAACCTGGATGTAACAAAATATTACCGGCAAAATAATTGCGTGTCTGAATCTTGTGTGCTTCTAAGTGAGCAACTAACTTCTCTTTAACTTCTTGCGTTTCACAAATAATTGGCACACCGAACCATGATGGGTCTGCCTGTGGTAATGTATCCACAATTCTAATATTCCAATATTTTTCCAACAAATTAGCCAAACGCTTTTTATGTTCACGGCGTTTTTGGTCAATAAAATCCACTTTCTCTAACTGAGCAACACCGATTGCACCTTGCATATCAAGTGGCTTTAGATTGTAACCCGCATGAGAAAAAATGTATTTGTGGTCAATGATACCATCGTATGTATCTAACCAACGATCAAATCTGTTACCACAAGTACCACATGGTAATTGATTGTTTGAACCAACACAGTAACAATCTCTACCCCACCAACTTAGTGAACGAACAATATCAATAAACTCTGGTGTATTCGATGAAACCATACCGCCTTCACCGGTTGAAATGTGATGTGCAGGATAGAATGATGTTGACCAACAGAAGTACATATCGGTAATCAAACTACCGTTCCATTTTGTACCTAATGAATCACAGTTATCACCAACTAGAATCAAATTATGTTTTAAACATAAGGCCTTGAGAAAATCCATATCAGGCGGATTAGCAAGAACAGGTGATACAACGATGGCCTTTGTTCTAGGCGTAATCTTTTCTTCAATTAGATTAACATCAAAGTTTAGTGTATCAAACTCAATATCAACGAATACTGGTTTGAGGTTGTTCTGCATTAATGGAGCAATGGTTGTTGGAAAACCAACCGGCGATACAATCACCTCATCATTGTCTTGCCACTTGAAATACTTCTTCAATGCACCAATCATCACCAGATTAGCCGAACTACCAGAGTTGACCATGTGTGATTGTTTTACATTATATTTCTTTGAGAATCTAATTTGAAACTTCTCTACATTCTCACCAGCAGAAACCCATTTGCCAGTTAGAAATGCCTTGAGAGCTAATTCCATCTCTCTTTCATCCCACAACTGGCCAGAGTACATGACATAATCTTCGCCGGGTTTAAAGTTGTCATAGTTTTGCAAGTATCGTGGTTTGGCCAGTCTTGCTAATTCTGTAATTTTTTCATCAATCATCAATATCTCTCAATTTGGCCATTGCCTGCCAAAACTCCTTCACAATATAAATTATCAAATTCTATCAAATGTTCTTTCTTAATGTTTCCAAAATGTGCGTGCTCAGTATCTACACCATATTGATTAACAGTATTATATATCTGTGGTAAGGTGTTGAAGTAATCATCCATCAATGATGTACAAAAGGAATACATTCGTGTAATCAATAGATGGTCGCAATTGGATTTGAATTGTAACTCTTGTGGCAACCAAGATGCCATTCTTTTCTTAAAAACATATTTACCAAAAAGATTATCATAATCACTAGGATTATATCCTTCAATGATATTTGTTCGACCAGATAACTTAAACACACGGCGAACACTTGCCATCATTTTCTGTAATTCAGGATGAAACTTCAAAGCATTCATGGTTTTAAATAGCAAAGCAATTTCTGCTTGTGATTTTAGACCTGCATCAGCAAGAGTCATTAAATCTTCATCACCATTGAACATAATTGTTCTATTGCACAATTGACTTAAAGTGTGTACTGTGTGTTCTGGTATGGGTTTAGAGGATGCATCAACCAACATAATAATTGCGTCTGGTGCATACTTCTTCAGAGATTTCAAACCATCAATAGTTTGATCTAATCTGGTATTTTCATCAATGACACCAATGCCAGTTCTAATAGCTGATGTTACGATGAATAAATCTTTATTTGGTATAATCATTGGTGCCATTCTATATCCGGAAACATTTTGATTGTTTTGTATTCTATATTGGTTTGACTATTACAAATAAAAGTAATCATGTCAGCAATTTGTTGTGGGTCAATTAGTTTAGTCAGATCGGTGTGGAAATCTTTATTTGAATCCCACATTGGAGTATTGATACCGCCAGGATGTATACTTGTAACTTTAATACCTTCACCTCTCAATTCTTTTCCTAATACGCCAGCAAAAGCTGTCAGGCCATATTTTGATGCACAATATATGGATTGGTTTTCCAATTCTTCAAGACCTGCAACAGAATTGATAAAAATGATACGACTATTTTTCTTCATTAGATGTAATGCATTTTTTGTAACATATATTGAACCCTTGAGATTTATATCAATAATCTTATCAATTGTTTGTGTTGCAGTATCAATAAAGCTTTGATATTCAAACACGGCTGAATTGTTAATCAACAGATCAAATGTGTATGAATTCAAATTTGTAAATAAATTTTTAACTGAATCTGAAT